CAACAACAATCTCAAGACTTAACTCGCGCTGCCCTTGGCAATATGAGAAAATCTACGTATACTGGTGGATATAGTTCAAACCAAGTAAGAAACCCATATAGTATTGAAACAGATCACGGGCATGAGGACATTAGTTGGTTACTATAATATTTATAATATATAAAAAAATAAAAAATGGCAGATACTGGTTTATTCACCCGACTACAACGACTGTTTTCAACAGATGTTATCATTAGAAATGCGGGTGGAAATGAATTAAAAGTAATGGATGTTGATTCCATTCAACGTTCAGGAGATATAGCAACAAACTCATTAATGGATAGATATAATCGTTTATACTCTCCAGCTGCTTCCTCATTATTAGGAGCTCAAATTAATGTTAACTGGCAATATCTTAGAACCATGGTCTATTCAGACTATGATAATATGGATTATGATGCTATTGTAGCTTCAGCTTTAGATATTATTTCAGATGAATCTACTTTAAAAAATGATTTAGGTGAAGTATTACATATTAAATCAAGTGATGATGATATTCAACAAATTCTATATAACTTGTTTTATGATGTATTGAATATTGAATTTAACTTATGGTCTTGGATTCGTCAAATGTGTAAGTATGGTGACTTTTTCCTTAAGTTAGAAATTGCTGAAAAATTTGGTGTTTATAATGTTATTCCATATACTGCTTATCACATTGAAAGACAAGAAAATTATGATAAAGAACATCCAAATGCTGTAAGATTTAGATACTCACCAGAAGGTATTTATGCTGGTGGTTCTGGTTATTATGGAGCACCTAATTTAGGTACTTTTAATGATAACCAACCAGGCATTTATTTTGACAATTATGAAATGGCCCACTTTAGATTGTTAACAGATGTTAACTATTTACCTTATGGTCGTTCATATTTGGAACCAGCTCGTCGTATCTTTAAACAGTATGTGTTAATGGAAGATGCTATGTTAATTCATAGAATTTCACGCAGCCCAGATCGTCGTATATTCTATATTAATGTTGGTTCTATTCCACCAAATGAGGTAGAAAATTTCATGCAGAAAACAATTTCTACAATGAAACGTACTCCATTAATGGATGCTCAAACTGGTGAGTATAACTTAAAATACAACATGCAAAACTTATTGGAAGATTTTTATATTCCAATTCGTGGAAATGATACATCAACTAAAATTGAAACTACACCTGGTTTACAGTATGATGGTATTCAAGATGTTACTTACTTAAGAGATAAATTATTTGCTGCCCTTAAAGTACCTAAAGCATTTATGGGTTATGAAAAAGATTTAACAGGTAAAGCAACATTAGCTGCTGAAGATATTAGATTTGCCCGTACTATTAATCGTATTCAGCGTATTACATTATCCGAATTATATAAAATTGCTTTAGTACATTTATATTCACAAGGTTATACAGGTGAACAATTAACTAACTTTGAGTTAGAATTAACAACACCTTCTATTATCTATGATCAAGAAAAAATTGCCTTATTAACTCAAAAGGTAGACTTAGCTCAAAAGATTATGGAGTCCAAATTATTACCTACAGATTGGATTTATGATAATATTTTCCACTTTAGTGAAGATCAGTATGATGAGTATAGAGATTTAATTGTTGAAGATCAAAAACGTGCTTTCCGTAGAAATCAAATTGCAGAAGAAGGAAATGATCCTAAAATGACAGGTAAATCTTACGGCACACCACATGATTTAGCTTCATTATACGGTAAAGGTAGAATGTATACTGAACCAGATAATGTACCTGTAGGATATGGTGATGATGTTAAATTAGGTCGTCCTGAAGAAAATCCAACTGATAGAAATACTCAAGATAGTCCTTTTGGTAAAGATAGATTAGGTTCAGCAGGAATGAAAGATCCAGACAATGAAAATGAATCAGGTGGAATTAGACCTAACTATAAAGGCGGTTCACCATTATCTTTAGAAGCAAAACAAGTGTATCTTAAAAATAAAACTTTAATTGAAGGTTTAGTTAAGAAAATAGCTGTAGAGAAAGATAACAGTGGAGAAACATTGTTAGATGAAAGTAAGTTAAAGGAATAAGAATCTTTATATATTTATAACAAAACCTTTGAGGAATGAACATTAAACATTCTAAATATAAAAATACAGGAATCCTATTTGAACTTTTGGTAAGGCAGATTACTTCTGATACCTTATCGGGAAAAGATTCAAAAGCAACTAGTATACTTAAAAAATACTTTGTAAAAACAGAATTAGGTAGAGAATATAAACTATATGAAACTTTAACCAAATATAAAAATTTAACTGAAGGTAAAGCTGAGGTTGTAATCAATTCGGTTATTGAAACTTCAAAAGGTTTAAATAGAGGAGCTTTAAAAAGACAAAAATATAATGTAATTCAGGAAATTTCCAAACATTATAACTTAGAAGAATTTTTTAAAACTAAATTATCTAATTATAAAACCCATGCTGCTTTATATACTTTAATAGAAATATACAACAGTGAAAATTTATCTAATCCTGATCAATTAATTAACAATAAAATTGCTATTTTAGAAAGTTTAACAACTAAACAAGTTAATAAACAAAAAGTAGAAGATGATTTGTTAACTGAATTCCAATCATATGATAAAGATTTACGTATCTTAACTTATAGAGTATTGTTGGAGAAATTTAATGGCAAATACGCGTCATTAAATGATAACCAAAAACAAGTTTTAAAGGAATTCATCCAATCTGTTGATTCTACTCCTAAATTAAGAGAATTTTATAATACTAAAATTAAAGAAATTAAAGAAGAATTAGATAAAATATCTAAAAAAGTTACAGATAAAGCAATACAAATTAAATTAAATGAAGTAAATAAATTTTTATCCCCATTAGGTAAAACATCTAATGTTGGTAATGATAATTTAGTTAATCTGTTGCAATATTATGAACTTTTAGAAGAACTTATTAAAACAAATGGGTAAATTCAAATACAAAGTAAAACAAGTATCTGAAGATTCAACATTATCTTCTAACTCATTCTTTACATCAGGAGGAGAAGGAGAAAACCATACTGGACCATCACCAAGAAAATCAACTTACGGTGCTTATACTCAGGCTGGTTATAAAAAAGTAAGTGAAGGTCCTGGAGCTACTATGGGTCCTGGTCCTAAAGCTGGTCCAACAGGAGTAACTAAAAACAAATACATAACTGACTTTAAGTATAAGTTAGTTAATCAAAAAGCATTAAATAAAAAAGCCAAAGGAATTATTGTTAAACCACTTTGGGAAGAAACAGATGTTGAAACTTTTTTAAAAGATGCTAGTATAAATAAAACTTCTAATAAACAATTTATTGGGAGTAGATTATTAGCGTTTGACGCTATAGAAAGACAATTAAATGAATTGATTCCTCTATTACAACAAGCAAAACATAAGACTATGGATTATTATAAACAAAATCCAGATTCATATAGTGTTGTATTTGGAACTGATTTAGCTCAAGACTATTTAAACGACGTAATAGAATTATTTAAACAATAAAACATGGCAAATATACCCGTAAACCCTTTAGGTGCAATAACCACATCATCAATAACTGGCAGTTTTGCTGGTTTTACTGTTGTGTCTGGTTCTGCTACTATAACAGGATTAAGAGACGCTAACGGAGTAGAATTAACATCTACAGATTGGGTTATTCCCGCTGGATTTACTATTCCTATTTATGTAACAAGCGCTTCTTTATCATCTGGAGCAATATTATTATATCCTTAATATTTATATCAAATGGAAAAAACTTTACAACAACAATACGCTCTTATTAAAGAAGGTAAAGGAAGCAAAGACGACTTTTTAAAAAGTGCCCGTCGTGTATTTCCTGAATTCATTACTTCTTTAACTGATTATAAATCAGCGGTTAACATTTTAAAAGGTAAAAGTATTTTATCTGAAAGTGTAGGAGGTATTGTTACTCAAAACCCAAATAAACCTGACTGGTTTAAAATTTTTAACACTAACATAAAAGAAGCAGTAGGTGTTAAAGATAAAAAAGAATATGGTGATCAAAATGAATTTGAAAAAATTGACAAAGAAGTAGCTAAAGATTTAGCTAACCAATTTGACAATAATGATCCTAAAAATATTGATAACCTTTATGGTCAATCATTTTTAATGGGTTATTACACTGAAATGAAAGATCCTAAAAACGCTGAAAAAACAGTTGATGAATTAAAAGCTATTGTCGCTAAAAATATGGCTAAAAATATTAATTTTTATCATACAAACGCATCGTTTGGTGTTAAAGGTATTGGTTATGTGGATAACGCTCCTAGTTTAGGTGAACCTGTAGCTCCAAAAGGCAAACACAAATCAAGTGGTTACGGTGATTTAAATAAGAAAAAATAATTAATGGCTTTAATTGTATCCATACAACAAGTTGCCTCTAATGTAGTTGTTACTATAAATGGTTCTGTTAATTTAGCTGGTTTAACTAATGTTGGTAATGGTGGTAGTGGAACCGAAGGAATTTTTAGTGGAGATACTATAAAATTTGCCCCTTCTGCTACTTCATTAGAATGGTATCAAGGTATAAATGGTGTAGCAACTGGTCCTTTTGGTAGTAACTCATCAAATCCTTTTGTAGGAGCATATACTACTACTGATTATATTGTTTTAGCTAATTTATCAAATAGCACAGGTCAAATACGAGTACCAGCAGGATACACTTCAGGAACAGTCATATCTAACAGTATGACTTTTACATCAAGTTCCTTTTTC